CCTTTATAAATTTTTACTTATATTCTTTTTTGTTAGTATATATCCGTGAAATTCCGCTAATTCAAATAATTGCTTAATTTGTTCGTCGTGTATTTCTTTATCAATTTGTTTATATATCTCTTCCATAGTTTTACCTGTGAGTAATTCAATGGTTTTTTCTGTACCTAAATTTTTACATTTGTCTGTAATAATTCTATGACTTCTACGAAGACTTCCTCTCTCCATTAATTCACGAAAAAACATAGCATTTTCAAATTCTTTTGAAAAATTTCCATGAACAAATTCACCTTCTTCAATCATTTCTTCTAAATCGTCAGGTATTTTTTCATAATCTATAATCATTTCATATCCTTTTTCACTTTTGTTTAATGTGATGTAAATTTATAATACTAAACCAAACACAAAAATTATTTGAAAATTTACTAATTCCTTTGGTACATTTCTTAAATACTAAGTAACTAACAATACAGAAAATATAAATCCGTATAAGTAAAACATTATCTATTTTTGCTCTGTATTTATCATCTACTGTTTGAACACCAGATTTAATATCCCTAAAAACTCTATCTGTACTTTTATCAAAAATAAATGGTACCATTCCTGGCTCTATTCTACCTTAATCACCATTTATTTCATTATTCCAAACTTTTTCTGCCATTCTCTAATTGTTTCTTTGTAAGTTTTCATATTGTTATCCTTTATAATAACATAATTTACATAAAAGTAAACTTAAATTATGAAATTTATTAGTATAAATATACTAAAAAAGGACACTTATGTCTAATATTAAAAAAATATTTACTGAACCTGTAATTGAATATTATAAAAATAATAAAGATAAAATTACACAAGAACTATTAGATCAATTAAGAGAAACAAAAGAGGGTAAAAAAATAGCATATGAAATGTTAAATCTACCACAAAATGATGAAGGATATTATTTAGATTCTTTTGGTAAAGAAATATCGTATCAGAAAATTCCAACTCTTAAGAATATAAACAGAAAATTACCACTATCGGAAATACATAAAAATGAAATACAAAAATGTCAGGAAGATATTTATTATTTCATGAGAAATTATGTAAAAATAAAAACACCAAAAGGTGTAGATTATCCGGATTTAAGATATTATCAATTAGAATTTCTTGATTGTATTATACAACCGGAGAATGAATCAATTATTGGACTTCTCCCTCGACAATGTATAAATAAAGAAACTATGTTAAAAGTAAATAATAAAAAACAATCTATAGAGGATTTATTTAATGAATGTAAAAACGAATCATTACAATAAAAAGAAGAAAATTGGAAAACATAAAATAAATTTAGATAAATATAAAACGGAATGTAAAGAATTAAATATTAAAATAGACAAATACGAAAATGATGTAAATAATGGGTTTGATTTTTTTAAACCATCTATATTAGAAAAATTTATAATAGGACACGAAGAAATATCAGACTTTAGTGAGCAATTTATTAAGTTATACGAATACAATATTACAAATAATAAATATACCAATTCTTTAGATAAGTTTATAATTAATTATGGTAAAACTATCGGATCCAAAAAGTTCAATGAAAAGTGTGAAAGAGTAAAGGGTAAAAATAACCCAGCATACCAGCACGGTGGGAGATTAAGCCCTTTATCCGATAAATTTATACATAAAAAAACAGATGAAGAAAAAGAGGATATAAAAAAGAAAATCGCCTTTAGCAATAAAAACAATGGCAATAATACCACGACATTAAAATATTGGACTAAACAAGGATATTCAAAAGAAGAAGCTAAACAAAAAGTTTCCGAAAGACAAAAAACATTTAGTTTAGACATATGTATAGAAAAATACGGTATAGAAAAAGGTACAGAAGTATTTAATGAAAGGCAAATTAAATGGCAAGAAACATTAAATTCAAAACCACAAGAGGAAATAGATAAAATTAATATGTTAAAAGGTACTGGTTCAGGTGCTGGATTTGTTCAGCAAAGAATAAAACATCAACTAGGTTTTGCAGAAAAGGAATGTACATTGTATTATGTTAAATTAAAAAACGAAAATGTTTGGAAGATTGGTGTTACTTCACAAACATTAAATACACGATTTGGTAGAAAAATAGAATATGATGTAATTCATTTAAGAAAAGGTATGTATAAAGATATGTTTCTAGAAGAACAAAGAATACTTAAAAAGTTTAAAAAATATAGAATAAAATACCAATCGGACAATTTTTCATCGTATGAATGTTTTAATACAAACATTTTATTTAAACAAGGAAATTTATGAAATTATCGGAAATAACGCCTAGAAAATTTATTGAATCGTATCCAGGTAATGGTAGAAGGATTTCTACACCACAAGGTGATACAGAAATTTTAGAAGTACACAAAACCATTCCATACCGAAAATATAAAATAATACTTAAGAATGGAATGATGTTAGAATGTGCTTACAATCATGTAGTAATAACTGATAATAACAATGAAGTTTATGCTAAAGATTGTTTAGGGAAATTTTTACAAACAGAAAATGGTATATCAAAAGTCATAAATGTTATAGACTTAAATATTGAAGAAAATATGTATGATGTATCATTAGCATCAAAAGAAGAAGTGTATTATAGCAATGGAATATTGAGTCATAATAGCGGTAAATCGGTAACCGTTGGAATATACTTATGTTGGTTAGCGTTATTTGAAAAGGATATAAACATTGGTATAGCAGCACAATCAAATGCTATGGCATCCGAATTTTTAACAAAAGTTAAAGATATATTCATGGAACTTCCGATATGGCTAACACCAGGAGTAAAAGTATGGAATGTAAAATCAATATCATTAGAAAATGGGGTAAGACTAATGAGTGACACGGCATCAAGTAATGCATTTCGAGGGCATACTTGTTTAAGAGGAGATACAGAAATCGATATTTTAGAAAATGGTGTCGAAAAAACTGTAAAAATAGAAGAATTATACACTAAAATAAAAACAGAAAGTATAAATAATGTTATAGGACTAAATAACGAGGAATTAGTAATATATGAAAGAACAAATAAAAAATTATCTAGAAGAAAAAAACTTAGTGTATCCGAAATACAACAACAATATATCAAGAAAAATATATTGGAAAAATCGAAATAATGAGTGGTGTGATTATATTTTTTGTGAATTTTCAAAAACTAAAAATATAATTTTTAATATTAGGTTTTCTGAATTTATCGAATATTTTTTCTTTGATAAAAAAACATATAAAAATAAAAAACCATTTATATTTATAGATTCTGATATTAACAAATTTTGTTCAAATAATAAAAGTAAAAACCCTAATCCTCAATCAAACATATATAAATTTTGGTTTAGTAAAATGAGTAATTTCATTGATGTTAATAATTTAAAATCATCGAACAATTTTAATGAAATGAAGTTTATTATACATAATAAACTAAAAACAGTGCCAAAATGTGTGTATTGTAATAATTCTGTTCATTGGAATGGAAATAGCTACCACAGTTTTTGTTCGCAAACCTGTCAAATAAAATATAATAATTCGTCTAAAGAATTGAAATTATCTAATCTAGATGATAGAACTATACGAAATATAATTTTGGAAACACCTGTAGATAGAAGAAACACCACAAATAAAAAAATAGCAGATGTTTTTTTAAATATTCATAATTATTCAAAAAAATTTAATATGGAACTTTCCGATAGAGAAAAGATATTCATATTTGTTAATGAGAAACAAAAAGCGGATATAATTTGTGTTTGTGGCAATAAGAAAAAATTTAATAGTCAAATTAAAGGATATTTTAAAACCTGTACTAGGAAAAAATGTATAAGTGTTTATAAAGGATGTGAAACTATAGATGAAAGTTCTATAAATGAATGCGCATCAAGAAATGGCACTAAAACACAAAAAGGTTATATTTATGTTTGTAGAGCTGTTAATGATGTTTATAAAATAGGTTTAACAAAGCACCCTGAATCAAGATTAAATACATACAAAAACATTTTCGACGATTTTGAACTAATAATATCTAGCTATGTGATGTCTGACTTATATGTTTTAGAAAAAAATATTCATAGTAAATATAGTGATAAACGAACATATATACATGATTTTGGTGGTAAATCAGAAACTTTTAGGTTAGACGCATCAAATTTAAAATATATAAAAAGGATGATATATGAATTTAATGATTAAAACACACCAGGGATATAAATCATTTGATGGTATTAAAAAAGTTCAAAATTCAGGATTATCTATAAAAACAAAAAATACAGAAATAAATTGTACTAAATCTCACAGAATATATGTAGGTAAATCGAAAGCAGGAAAAATATTTAGACAAGCTAAAAATATAAAAGTAAACAATAAAATAAATTCAACAAAAGTGCTAAGTATAGTAAATGATACAAATCACGCATATTATGATCCAATAAATGTTGATGGTGATCATACATATATGGTTGATGGATTAATACATCATAATTGTGCTTATACTATCACTGATGAAGCGGCTTATATAATAGGAAATGACAACGGTACAACAAAATTCAAAGCATATTTAGATTCCATGCTACCATCGCAATCTTCATTAGCAAAAAAGAAAAATATATTTATTAGTACAGCAAATGGTATGAATGACTTCTACACTATGTACAAAGGTGCGTTAAAGGAAGGAACAGAAACTATTGAAGAGATTTTAAGCGCAAACAAAATATTATACTCGGACACCATAGAAAATCATTTCAAAAATACAGAAATATATAATGCATCAGAAATAAAAAAAATTGAAAAAATAAATGAATCAGAGTATAAAGTAGAGTACGAAAAAAGAAAAATAGGAAGCAACGGAAGTATAGCATTTAATACTGATTGGAGAAAAGTGCCAAGATGGGAGCAAAATGGTGACCCAAAACCACCGGAAAAGTTTCGTGACGAAGTTATTGCCTCAAAAGATGAAGTGTTTTTTGCACAGGCCTACGGGAATAAATTTATCGGGTCATCATATACATTAATAGATGCAGAATTGTTAAAATCGTTAGAACCAAAAACACCTATAGAAATTGTTGATGGAAAATTAAAAATATACCATAAATATATACCAGGAAACCAATATATATGTACCGTAGACCCTGCTAAAGATGGTATAGATGGGTTTGTTGTGAATTTTATAGACATAACAGGTCTGGAGTTCAAACAAGCAGCGACAGCTAATTTAGATATTGATTATTTGTTAATGCCAGCATATTTAGATGATTGGTGCAGAATATACGGTTCACCATATTTGATTATAGAAAATAATGAAGGTGCAGGTCAAAGTGTTACAGATCAAATGGTTAATACATACGAATACGATAATATTCATTACGATATTAACAAAAATACTAAAAATGTCGTTAAAGCCAAGAAAAAATATAGTGGTACAAGAACAACCAAAACATCTAGAAATCAAATATTAAAAACAATGAAAACATTTTTTGACAATGGACATCTAGAAATAAATGACGATGATACTATTCAACAATTATTTAGATTTATATTAATAGACGGAAAATATCAAGCAGATATTGGAGCTCATGATGACTGTGTTATGTCATTAGCGTTGGTTTTTACTTTGTTCAATAATGTGAAAAACTTTAGTGATATGAAAGCAGTAACAGACACTATAAAATCTGATTTAAAACAAAAAGATCCTATAAATGTAGCAGAATTAATTACCATTGGAAGTTTTGACCAAACACCTGTCATAAACAATGAAAGATATGGGGAAGTAACATTTGAAGGGTTTGATGATTATTCAGACTCATTTAATAATAATATTCAAGAATTTGATGTTTCCGAGTTTGAATAATTTAATGATTGTAAAATTTATATATTGGTATGTTTTTCATCATATTTACATCGCCTTCTATCATTTTATTTAACAATATTACAGCA